TAATGTGGTTTCAATTTGATTAAGTGTTTCAGTAATAGACTGTTGAACATCTGGGAAATTATTGTTGCCATATTTGCTAATCTCAGAAAAAGCAGTAGCGGCACCGGCTTGATAAGCGGCCTGATTTAGATCCTGTAGTTTAGCAAACTGTTCATCCAATACTAGATTCTTTTGAACGATGGTTGACACCTTCTGTAATTGTTTGACATAGGTTCCTTCGTCTACTGATAAATTCTTGAATGGAACGAAATTTCCCCACAGGGTATTGTTCTTAACCAAATCATTTCTTAGGCTATTCAAAAATGAATGAGCGGCATTTTCTTTACTTTGTGGGTCGTTAAATGAACCATCAATTCTAATAGCTGCATTATAATAGGTAGCAAAGTTGTATGGAACACCAGTAATTAGTAGTGAAAGAACGTTCATTACATTTTGGCCAGCGAATGGTTCGCGTGCAATATTCGGAGCACCCACCTTAGATGGATCATTCATGAAAATATTGCTTCCGAATTGGGTGAATACACCAATTCCTTCTTTCCACTTATAAACTAATCCGTCTGGAGCATAAAAAGTCTTTGTGATTCTTCCACTCAAGGGATCGAAGTTACGATCTAGAGTATACTTAACATCGGATTCGTTTACTAGCTCTCCTGCATAACGACCTAGTTTAGCTTTAACAATCGATTTGATTGAACCAGTTCCGTCTCCAGTACCTAGCAAGAATTTATTTTCATCTAATAGTTCTGGGGTGTCTGTTTTGAAATTGGTTGAGATAGTATCAAAATTAGTTTTGAAAGGCGTCAATGGATCATAATAAGAACCATTGAACACATCAACTGCGGGACTGAAATTAACTTTACCTTGATCAAAATAAGCTGTATTGTCAGCTCCACTTACAGAGACATTGAAGGCGCCGTTAGACCAGCTATCATTGACGTTCTGAACCAAACCAGCAAACACATGAGTGCCTTCGTTTTCAGAAACGAAATTACCTCGAACGAATGGCCAAAGGAAATTTGGGAAGTCGGCACCAACGAAAGTTGACTTCTCTATCTCCATGGGAATATTACCGCTTGGATTAAATACACCGGCTACATTTGTTAAGTTGGTGAGTGTATTGTTCAAATTCTGAAGCATACCTACACCAGTAAACATATTTTGCAAACCAGAAAGTAGCTTATTATCCCATCTACTCTTGGAATTCATGTAAATATGAGCCACATCCATTGGTTGGATAATTAGCTTGCCCAAGAAGTTAAAACGTAATTTTCTTCTTGTATAATTAGTATTTTTGTTATGGGTCTGAAAAGCATTCTTGGAGTTAGCTTCCAAACTAATCTTGCTAAAAACAGTAGAAATAATTCTATTGAAAATAGATAATTCAGAATCTATGCCTTTGTGTTTACCACCAACTATAAAACGCAATTCATCAATAACAGGCCCATAATGTTGCTTTTGTGGATCTAAACCATCTTGGCCGGCGACTGCACCTCCCCTTAGGTATTCTGGTGCGACTTGAGTACCATTACCAAATGCACCACCCGAGAAAATAGCGGCTGCTGAAGTACTATCATAGTTAAATGGAAGTTCTATGCCCAATCTATCTAGAATGGCAGTTACGCGCTTACCAAGCAAGGTGTCTGGATCAATTTTGAAACTAATTGGGCTAGCGTTTCTGGCAGCTCTAATCTGGTTTAGCTGGCGCTGCAAATCGTTAATCAAACTGTCTGAGTTTGTTTTAGCAAACTGGAAAGTTTTTGCGTTATAAAACATGTTCGTAGCATCACTAATAGATTTTTCAATATCATACTCAGTGATTAACATAGACTCATAAGGGTCAGATATTGTCAAGGAAAAGTGTCCCGGACTTTCGATTCCATTAGTCGAAATTTGTGTACTAAGATTAGTAAAATTGGTTATTTCAATTACACCAGTACCTTGACCAAACTGTGCTTGAAACAAATTGGTTGAGTCAGTAATCCATGTAGTAGTTGGATTAGTAGCATTGAAGGCATAGATTCTTCTCAGCCTGTCCATGGTTTTGACGAAAGTGCTTGGCTCGGCCGCTAATGGAGAGTTAGAAGATCCTAGAGCACCAAACAAATTGGAACCGACGTCTAGCCCTTGTGTAAAACTATCTGTCAAGGTAAATAGAACCGGCATCAACTGGTCTGGAACACTACCGATAGCAGAAGTAATTTTCTGAAGCTTAGATAGTTTTTCCAAAGCGCCAATTTGCTTACACTTGTTTTGGAACAAGATTCTCATAGCTCTATAGTAGAGCTTTTCGTCTTTATCCATGAAGTCCGGTCGGAAGTTGTTTCCTACTGAGGAAAACATCTTCTTCTTAATGAAGACAGTAGCGTTTGGCTCCTGCATTAGGATTTCAAACTGCTTTGGATCAGTATTATAAGGGTCTTTGCGCAGATATCCCTCTTCGACATATCTTCTTTCAGACGATTGATCAAAGTGTTGAGCAAAATCTCCTAACTGGCCATATTTAACTGGCTTGTCAAAAGTGCTTTGACCGAATTCGCTGGTAGAAATATCATCTAAAGTGTGGTTAGTATTCTCACCTAGAGAAAACTGACTACTTATTTGGTCTGCTAAAGCGCCCAAAAAACTGTTACCCATCTTACCTCTTTATTATCCGCTTAATTTTGTATTCGTAATCAAGTTAGTAAACGAACTTGTACTTGGAGCAGTACCACCAGAAACATTTCCAGAGAAAGATTGTGGCGAAGTATACTGTGATGGTCCATCGACAGCACTTCTGGTCCATGGGAAGTAGTTTGTCCTGTAACCTCTTCTTTGAGTTGCTGTGAAAGTCATTTGATAATCTATTAGGAAATTGTCCGCTCGCTCAGTGACCGTCATGTTTTCAAAAAATCCTCGATACACCCAGCCATTGTAATACATTTCAACTGTAAAAGCTAACTGAGCTAGTGAAGGAATGTTCTTTGGAGACAAAGTATTGTTCGGAGAGTCTAAACCAAATATACCACCCAATAAAGCACTTGCTGGGCTAGCGCCACCACCAACAGACTGACCAAAAGAACCAGGAAACAAATTTCCCACACCATTGATTAGATTATGGCTTAAATCGTTATTGAAATTATTAGCAGCCAATACAAGACCCGTAGAATCAAAAGCATACTGCTCAGCTCTATAGATTTCATATAGAACATTGATTCCTTCAATTCCTGAACTTCCAGTATTACCACTAATGTTAATAGTCGTTAAATCTTCTCCCCAGTATTGTAAAGTAAATCCACCCTTGGTTCTATCTTTAGTGATTAACTTCTTATGAGCATAAGAAATATTCTGTGGGTTAACATACATTCTTACGATTCCAAATTGAGGAACAAACCAAGTAATGATGTTTCTTTTAACTTGACCTGGTTTATAACTTGAAACATGACTGGAAGGTAAACCAGTACCATCTGCTGAAAAAGTAGCTGGTAATAGGAAACCATCTGCCTTAAAATTATCCTGCTGACTTCCAGTCAGTGGATTATTTTGATTTAGAAAGTCTTGAACTGAATTCAATCCATCTAGAAAACTATTTTGAGACATTATGGAGTACCTGGAGTATGAGTTGAGTTTGCTTGTCCACCGTCGTCCTTGACATTGACAACGACATTAACTTTGATTCTATTTGAGCCGCCTTGCTGAGATACTTGAACATCAGTTGGAGCAACACCTGGTGCAGTACCAGTTCCACCAGCTCCGGCTGGTCTGGCTGTTGGTCTAGCGGCACCGCCTACATTGGCGCCTGGAGTAACTCTGCCGGCTGGAGAAGCAATTTGTCTTCTAACATCTTCTCCGAAATCACCCGGTTTAATTGCAGCTAATTGAGTATTACCAGCTACTCCAGGAGTACGCGATTGTGCTTGGAAATAAGCTGTTGCAGCATCTTGTTTTTGCTGAGCTTCCTTTAGCAACTTATCTTTTTCTGGGCCAGTCATTGTCTTAGCCTTCTCACGCATCTGCTTTGCTTCATTCTCTACTTTCTTCAATTCAGCATTAGCAGCTTCAGTATCGTTCTTAGAAAAAGCTTGTCTCATACCGTCTAGAGAGCTTCTTAATGTTTCAGGAAGCTTTCTAAACCAATCACCAATATTTCCAATGCTTCTGGTCATATCCGTCATTGTTTGACCAGCATATGCTCCGCTACGATCTTGATACATGCCTTTTCCAGCCATTTGACGAGCATGTTCGGCAGCATTAGCACCGCCCTGCGTAGCGCCAGATTGCATTTCAGATTGTAGAAGGGCGGCTCTATCTGATGGTGCGCCTAATTTTTCACCAGTTGGAGAGACCTCTTGTCCTGCGGCAGTTCCCATTTGTTGTAAGAATCCCAAATTGGATACTTCTGCTGAACGTCTAATAGCCTCTAAATGATTACGCATAATATCAAGTTGACCATAAGATTTTTCTTCCCATTTAGTTCCTCTGTCAACGGCTTGTCTAACTGGATCTGCCAATAGATCGCCACCCTTTTCACTCATGGCGCCTGTTCGCGTTCCTTTAAACATATCGAACATCTTGTAAGCATCTTGCGGACTCTTAACCATAGATCCAAGAGGACCCTGTGAAAGAAGCGCTACCTGCTTCTGCATTTGAGCAGCAGCAGTTTGGCTAGTGGCGGCTTCATCTAGAGTAACGATTTTGCCACCCATCATCTTCTTGATGGTGTCCATTTGCTTCTTGAATATTTCTTCGTATTTACCTTCCCTCATCATTTTTTCAATTTGGAATCCGCCCATCAAACCACCAGCACCACCAGATTGAGAGGATAAGAAAGCTTTTTGTGCGATGTTTAATTTGCCAACACTATTTTCTAGTGTACTTACTGCGGCAACAGCATCTCTTGCCGTCATACCAGCGTCCATTAATCCGCCAACCATACCTTTCATAACTTGAGCTAGACCTTCAGACATCCTGGCTGCATTTTCTCCAGCATCAGCAAAGGAGCCCATTGCTGTTGCACTTCCTTTTAAGGCATCTTGAACATCTTTGAAATCAATACCAAATGCACTGGAGATTTCACTGAAACGAAGAGTAAATTTCAAGGCATCTTCGCCAACAATTCCATAATTTCTAAATGCATCATGCATATCTTCCATTACTGCTGCGGAGTCGCGACCGACCGCAGTAGAAGCTTTAATAGTAGCTGTAAGCATACTCATAGTAGTATTGGCATTAGTACCTGTTTGAATAGTTTGCTCTAAAGCGCCAGGAATACTACCTAGAGTAGACCAGTAATTTTCTAAAGCTTCTCTATTGAGACCAGTAGCCTTTTGAGCGTTTGTTAACATATCCTCGTGGGCAGCTAACATTGCATTTACACTTTGTAGATTGACACCAGCCTTATCATAAATTGCATTGAGTCCACCGGTTTTACCAGCAAGCTGCACAACAGCGTTTTGTAATCTAAGAGCATTGTCAGCACTTTCAGTCAAAGCGCCAATAAAGTTTTTGGCCGCTGTAATGCTGGTTTGAAATTCTTTTGGCATTACAGTTCCAAAAGCTTTTTCTGCTAAATTTGCAAGACCAGAAATACCACCGCCTGATTTTAGAATCGAATCTGTTAGATATTGAACCTTATCACCAAATGTACTTAATCCTTTAGAGTCAACATCTTTAAGAGAATCAAAAGCTTTTCTACTACCAAACACTGCGGTAGTTAGCAATCCAAATTTGGTAACCTGATCTTCAGTCATACCAACATTGGTTCCTTGTGTACCAGTAAATTCTTTTAGTACATTATTGAATCCTTGAAAGACAGAACTAACACCTTGAGCAATTTTATCCATTTGACTTAATTCGGCACTAGCGGACTCAACAGAAGCCCCCATACCAGTAAAAGCGATAGCGGCATTATTAGCTGCATCTGTTGAATTGGTAATGTCTTCTGGTGTTGGTAGTACTGGATCGTCGGGTCCGGCCATTTAGATTATCCTTGTGTCTCGGCAGTTAGTGCTTTCCTACGTCTTCTTCTTACGGGTTCTTGCTTAGTTTGGAGCAACTTCAAACTCTGCTCCCTTACGATTCGGCTAGATTCCTCGAATTCTTCATCTGTCGAGGCATGAACATTGGCATCGCCCAAAATTTGTTGTACAGCTTCTGGATTCCAAAATGACGCTAATAGATATGCGTGATTTTTAGCTAGTTCAGCCTCTTCATTCTGTTCCGCTATCCAGTTATTGTAAAGCCAAAGTTTTTGAACCGGGTCCATATCAACAATTAGTGGATCATCGGGTAAACACCTATATGTTTTACATAAATAGGCATGAAAACGATGTTCCGGTTCATGTATTATTTTTTTAGGTCTTCAACGACCTC